TCATACACTGGCACAATTGATGTGCATTGCTACGATTGCGGTCTTTAAAAAACTTATTACTTTGCAAATCGTCCGAAGTGGCTCGTTGGGTTGCTTGAAAAAATGAGCGCACCTAACAAAGCGTCCACCTGACGCTTCGCCACAAGGCGCGTGAAAATCAATCGTTATCTGGCTCGCGCAAGTAACGCAAACCGTTCGGCGGCTCAAAAGGAGAAAAATGTTTCCTAGAAAACATGGCAAAACCCAGCATATTGAAATCGTCGCAAAAGGCATAGAAGAAGCGATTGGCAAATGGAATACTCTCATTTGCTCGCGTTGTGGTCGTCAGAAAACGCTTGCAAACATAAAGCATACTCGGCTTTATGGCATTATGTGCGTGTGTGGTTCGCAAGAATGGAAAGCCGCCGAACACAGCGTGCAGGCGGACGAGTGCCCAGGCTCGTCCGATGGCAAGCATGAATTTTATCAGGGTTCTGTGTGGCGCATTTGTGCCCATTGCGGCACTCGCCGCTAACGCAAACCGTTGGGCAGTGGAAACGATGTTGATTTTAGATTTATGTGCAGGTCTCAAAGGTGCAAGCCAGGCGATGAAAGAGCGCGGTTGGCAGGTCATCACGCTTGATTTTGACCCGCGTTTTGAATGCGACATTACCGCCGATGTGCGAGAGTGGCATTATCCCGCCGAACTTCCGCGCCCTGATTTTGTGTGGGCAAGTCCGCCATGTGATGAATTTGCCCGTGAATCAATGCCGTGGTCAAAGACTGGAAAAGTCCCTGATATGTCTATCGTCCTTGCGTGCAAACGCATCATCGAAGAAGCACAGCCAAAGTATTATGTAGTTGAAAATGTGCGCGGAGCAATCAATTATTTTCGTCCGCACTTTGGAAATTATCGTTTGCACATTGGCGCGTTTTTTCTTTGGGGTTTTTTTCCAGTACCAGGTGAAATAAAAAACAACTGGAAGAAAAAAGAAAGTTATGGTTCAAAGCAATGGGCAGAGCGGGCAGTCATTCCCGCGCCGTTGTCTCGTGCAATCGCTATTCAGGCAGAAAGCCAGGCATCCTTCCTCACTGCCCAACAAAGCATGCACCTGACGCGGGGGAGTCTGCCCGACTTAGAAGGCTTTTACAAGCCCGAAGTTTTATCCACATCTCAGGCATTATCCACGCCCACCCCGCGCAGGTAATGCCAGCCGTTCGGCGTATACTTGCAAAAAGGAGTTTTTTATGTGGAAAAGAGCAGATAAGGAAAGTCCAAAGCATGAACCGTCTACGTGGTCAGAAGAAATGATTTGCATAACAAATCTTGGCAATGTTTATAAACTTGCATTCATGGGTTATTGGCAACGCCCTCGCGCTTTTTTGAGTGGTGAAGTTGTTGAGTGGTGGATTGAAAATCCACAGAATACGCCCAACAAAGCGTCCACCTGACGCTGTGGCAGTGTGCGCGATTTCAAACATTATCAAGGCTGTAACATTATCAGCGCGGACGGTTTCACCGTCCGAACCCCAGCGCAGGTAACGCAAACCGTTAGTTTTCATCTTGCAAATTGAGGTATCCAATGGCTAATAAAAAAGTTCGCGTTACTCGTTATGTAAATCCGCACTATCATGCAGGTTGCCAAGTGTGCGATTTTTCTGCTGGTATTCGCACAGACGAAACCCCTGAAAAAGAGGATGTCATTCGTGCGGTTCGTAAGCATGTGTTGAAAACTGGTCATTCTTGCTGGATTGAAAGTGGAAATCACACAGATTATGACCTTGTAACCGAGGAAGAAAACTAACAAAGCGTGCTGCTGACGTGTGGTGGGCTACGGCTATAAATGGACAAGTCACCACCACCACACGCAGCAAACGCAAACCGTTATGCAAAACCGTAAGCATCCGCTGCCTACGTTTTGTGGGAGGCTCGCAAGACCCGCTCGTAACGGGTGAGCCTCCCTGTAATAATGAGGAGTGAACGTGATATTTCAATTTTTGAAACCCGATGAAACAATAGATATCCCTGCTGACATTGCTGTTTGTCCGTACTGCAAAACAAAGATGACGATCTCTCCTGATGGGTGGACTGAAGAAGAGGATGGCTTTATTTGCGACAGTTTTACATCATGGTGTGAAACTGAACCAGAAATAGATGCCAGCCAGGAGCAGTGGGACGCTTTTTTGCATGTACATGGTGCTATGCCTTATGTTTATCAGCTTCCTGTAGATCTGAAAATTGAGGCATGGTTGAAGGATCACTTCCGCTTTGATCTTACACAAGAGCAAGGGTAACGATAGGGCAGGGGGAATAGTGAGGCATTGTCGCCCCGCTATCCCTTTCAATTAGTGATGTTTGATCACGCAGATCCCCTGAATGGGCAGTGGGGGATGGGTGTTGGCTATCGCCCGTAATTTGTCGGTATAATGATTTCGATAACTATTCTTATCACAACCATGAAAAACAGCATTTACAACCGCCTTGAGGGTGCTACGACCGAGAATCTGCTACGTCTGCGGGAGATGTTCGCGCGGCTGGTGGAACATAGGGAAAAGACACCAAGCCGACATGACTATCATGGGAAGTGTTTGATCCGCTGTACGCAGATCCTTGAGCAGAGGGGTGTGCTCCCCACTGAAAAGACCAGCAGCCGTCGGCGTAGCAGCAGTGCGCTAAAATAAGTACCACTTGATGAATGCAGAAACCTTCCACCGTGAGACAAAGAGGCTTCCCTGCACGCCGCGGATGATCCAGGCGATGCAGCTGCTTGCTTTTGGCATGACGGTGGATCAGGTTGCCTTGAAAATGGGCATCAGCCGAAAAGTTGTAAACCGCCACCTGTCACGCGCAAAAGAAAGATTAGGTGTGATGTCACGAACCCAGCTTGTGGCCCGAGGCGTGGCGCTGGGATTGATCTTCGATAATTTTCAGGTTGTGGATATTGGCTTGACATCCGACGCCTCTGACTTATAATTCGAACTGTAAGCGCGTTGACCTGCCCCCCTCAGGCCAGCGCGTTTGCATTTTAAGTCACTGACAAACGGTTGACTCACGTCTGGTACCGGGTTGGTGATATTTTGCCCCCTGTGGGTTCTACGGGCAGCCTTGTAAGATGATATGGACATTTGTTCCCATTTCTACAAGGAGTTTCTCATGACACAATCAAAATTCAATTGGATGGATGCAGTAAAGATCATTGGCGCGTTCCTGGCTTTTGGGATCGGCTGGTTTGCCGACAACCAGACGACAATGATTGCTTTTGCTGCCAGTGCGTTGGTATGGTTGATCGGTTATCTGGCGACTCTAAGCCCGAAATTCTCCTGGCTTAAAGGTAAAGGCCCGCTCACCGTGGCCGTCTTCATCGTGTCCTTCATTCTGGCCTATTTATTTCAACCATTCATGCTTTCAACTCCACCCGCCTGGAGCGGCGATGTTGGATCATATTTCCCGCTTATTTCTGTGTGGCTTTCCGACGTACTCGACATTGTCGGCGCTGCCGTGGTCTTTGCGATGAGCATTTATAACCTTTTGCTTGCGCAGGTCTATGAAAAAGCTGGAGATGTATTGACCCATTTGCTGGCAAAGCCGTCCTAGTTTTTATGCAGGGATTGCCACATTGCGTGGCAATCCCTTTTTGCTTTATGCCCTTACTTCCTCCCGCATGGGTCATTGCTTTGTTTTCGACTATGGCTGGCATCGCCTGGATTTATTTTGCCTGCTCCCAGTCTGGACGATGGCATGGACGGGTTTTGCGCTGGCTAAGCCTCCCGTTTTTCTTTTTGGCCCTGGTATATGTTTGGTTTGCGGTCTTTGATGTCCCAATCGAAGTGCGCATGTTCCAAAGCCGTTGGGGGACGTTGACCATTGCTGCCACCCAGTCGATCATTTTATGCATATTGGCGTGGCTGGAATATCGCAGGAACTGACACCCGTGGATGATCTCAACCTAAACACCATTATTAATTTGTTTGCCACACTCTTCACCCTGGTCGGCGCGATCTCGACGGCGTATGTGGTGCTGAAGAAGGTCAAGCCAGAGACGCGGAAGATCCGCAATGAAGGCGATTCGGCCATTGGGGAAGCCGCTGAAAGCATCGCCAACGGCGCGAAGACCAGCACAGACCTGTTATTGCAGCGCATTCTGGAGATGGAAAAGCGCGAAAAGGACCGGGATAAGCGAGAGGAAGCCATGCGATACCAGCTGGATAGTTTGCAGTCGGCATTGCAGGATTGGCAGGACTGGGCGCGCCGCCTGGTGCATCAGCTCCGTAGTCATGGTTTGGAGCCTGTGCCGTTCAAACCAAGCCCGAAAGAACCGAGGATCACCGATGATTAAATCTGTTACGCGCGTAACGCCCGCCCCCATTTTGAGCCGACAACAACGCGCCATCATGCAGGATTTGGTCAACGGATACACGCCGCAGGAAATCGCCATCCGCCTACAGCTGAAGCATGCAACCATTCGCAAATACATGGCGAGAGTTCGCGAGAAAATGAACACGCCGACCATGTATCAGTGTGTTGCGCTGGTGGTGCAGGCCGGCATGGTAAACCCACCCTCTTCCGAGGGAATCTTGGACGAAATTAGACGATGAGGCTCAATAAAAAGCAACGCGCGCAGCTGCTGACCTGGATCGCTGAGGGATTAGAGACAGGTGAGATCAACAAGCGAGCGCATGCGTTCAAACCAACCTTTCAGGTAACACGCCAGCAGGTGGATCACTACCGCAAGACTCGGGATGTGAAGCTGGATGAAATCAAGGACGCCGACGAAAACAGTGCGCTGCGGCAGGGTTTATCCCTGAAAGAAAACCGTGTGAAATTGCTGCATGATTTGGCAGAGCTGCTGCGTAGTGACATATTCGACAAACGCTTATTGTGGGTTGACCAGGCAAAGGGAATTGGCAGTGGCGATAATTATGAACGTATCGACTATCAAGAGTTAAACACGGCAGAGATCATCCAACTGCGTGGTGTGTTGGATGATATTGCGAGCGAAGTCGGCGAGCGTGTGAAGAAGCAGGAAGTAACTGGCAAGGACGGCAAACCGCTTTTGCCTGACTCGGTCGATCTGGATGACCTGCCGACTGCCATCCTCGAGGAACTGGTACGTGGTGAAAAGCCAATGAGAGTTTTACTGCGTTATGTATCAACTGGACGAAAATAGCACCAATGATCTGCAACTACGGGCGGCTGCCCTCCTCATTCTGCGTAAGCGCGCTGAGACCGAACAAAAAGAGCAGTCGGTTTATGATGCGTTTAAGCAGAAATATCGTTACAACCTGGCTGGTTTTATGCGGGATTGCATCGACTGGAAGGAGCATCAAGGGCCAGCCCCCTATCAGCTGCTGTTTGCAGAAAAGTTCGTGGAACGTCGGCGCGCTGCGCTGCGAGGTCCGCACGGTTTGGGAAAGACGGCTATGGCGTCCTGGGTGGTGTTGTGGTTTGCCCTTACCCGCGATGGCGAGGATTGGAAGATCCCGACTACTGCCAGCGCCTGGCGTCAGCTCACGAAATTTCTGTGGCCTGAGATCCGCAAGTGGACTCGCCGACTGCGCTGGGATGTGGTGGGACGTGCTCCATTCAGTGACCGCGAACTTAGCCAGATGGCGCTCAAGCTCGCGACCGGTGAGGCGTTTGCCCTGGCTTCGGATAATGCAGCGCTTATCGAGGGTGCGCACGCGAACAACATCCTGTATATCTTCGATGAAGCCAAGGCGATCCCTGATGACACCTTTGACGCCGCAGAAGGCGCGCTCAGCATCGGTGAAGCGTACATTCTCGCGATATCGACGCCTGGTGAACCGATTGGGCGTTTTTATGATATCCATCGCCGAAAGCCTGGTCTTGAAGATTGGTACGTACTGCATGTTACCCGTGAAATGGTCATTAGCGCAGGACGTATGGACCCAAAGTGGGCAGAGCAGCGTATGCGGCAATGGGGCGAACGAAGCGCGGTGTATCTCAATCGCGTGGAAGGTGAATTCGCCTCTTCGGATGCCGACGGCGTTATCTCGCTCGCTGATGTGGAACGCGCCATTCAGCGCTGGCAGGATCGCCATGATGCCGATGACTGGGGCGAACTGACTGGGCTGGGTGTGGATGTGGGGCGCGGCGGTGATCCGACCGTTATTGCGAGAGAGTATGGACATCGCTCAATCAAGGAGCTGGTGCGCTCGAACAAGCGCGACATAATGGAGGTTGCCGGCATGGTGGCCGCTTTCATGCGTGGTAACCGCTTTGTAAAAGCCGTGATCGATATCGTTGGGCTTGGAGCTGGCACGTATGACCGTTTGAGAGAGGATGATGTACTGCGAAATCGCGTTCTGCCATTCGTGGCGTCGGCAAAGTCTGAAATGCAGGATCAGACAGGTGAAATGGGTTTCATCAACCTGCGCGCGGCGGCCTGGTGGAACCTGCGCGAGATGCTGCAACGGGACGAATATGATCTGCCGAATGATGATAAGTTGATTGGCGATCTGACCGCCCCCAAGTGGCGGCTGATGAGCGGCGGCAAGATCCGCGTGGAAGAGAAGGACGATCTGCGCAAACGGTTGAAACGCTCGACCGATGACGGCGATGCCGTGGTGCAGATCGCGATGAAACGAAATCTGAGCGTTGGTGACGATGATCTGGCCGGCTTGGGCAAAGTGGACGACTTCCAAAGCCGATGGAAATAAGAGGAGTTTATTATGAGTGATGAGATTAATACACCGCAAAGCGTGGCAGGAATGAATTTAATTATTTCGCCTTCTTTACCGAAAGGTGAATTTTTTATCATTACTGATATGCGTTGTAAGTATTGCTTAAAACCTATGAATTTCAGACCGTGCCGACAAAACCCTTTTGGGAATGTGCATGTGCCCATTTCTGCCACACTTTTCACGAGCACAGAAGATGCCGATAAAGTGCAGGTGTTATTGAAGAATCAAACAGGAGAGACAAATGGCAAAGAAAAATAGAGCAACCCCCCAGGAAGAGACACAGGTGCGGATCGTGTTCAATGAGGCTGGAACAAGCGGACTTAAAGAGCAGCAGGGTTTTGTGTATGAGGCGTATCACACGCATTTGTATTGGCCGAACGTTCACCCAACCTATCACCGCCTGCGGACTTCGATGCCTGAGATCGTGGCAATTCGCCAGGCGTTTACGGCGTGGGCGCGGAGAGTCTCTCCGATTGTGGAACTGCCTGACAACCCGACTGATGATGACAAGCGGTGTCAGGAATTCATCCTGAGTGACTTTGAGAACATGGAAGGCGGGTTTGGTCGGCTGATCGATGAGATGGTGAACCATGTGCCGTTCAATGGCTGGGGCTGGTGGGAAGCTGTGCCAGGTCGGCGCTTGGAGGCATGGCGGCCGCCCGATGCCGACGACACGTGGCGCTCCGAAGAGGATGACGGTTTGATCGGGATGCGCCGCCTGGCGTGGCGGGATGCTTCGACATTCGACGGCTGGGAATTCACGCCAAAAAAGAAACTGATCGGTATGAACCAGCACGATTACCCGAACCAGCCTGTGATGCTGCCGTTGGATAAAAGCCTGCACATCACCTATGGCGGCAGCAACAACCCCGAGGGTAACTCCCCCATGCAGGCGGTGTGGCGGCTCGAGCGCATCAAGTATGGATTGGAAGTTATCCAGGGAATCGGGTTCGAGCATTCTGCTGGGTATCTGGATGTGCGGAAGATTGAAAAAGGTGATCTCTCGTTGGAAGCCAAGGGTTTGGTGAAGGATGCTGCGCGGGCGATTTTGACGGCGCAAGAAGGGAACTATGCCCTGTGGCCGTTTGGGATCGAGGGTGATGTGAAGGATATTAACTTCGCCGCGGCTGGAAGCTTGCTTGAAGCGATCAAGTATTACGGCATTCTGACGCTATCGGTATATGTGATGCAATGGATCGCACTCAACACCATGACGGGTACTGGCTCGTATGCCAGCGCGCAGGACTCGACCGAGATGAGCGTGAGCGTGTACAACGGCATGCTGGACGGGTTCGCTCAGCAATATTCGGACCAGATCGGACGCCGACTGTACCAGTGGAACAAGTATGCTTTTCCGAACATCACCAAGCGCCCGAAGATCCGATTTAGCCATGTGGATAAGGCGTTTGCGCTGGATACGCTGGGAGCGTTCTGGCGTCAGATTGACGGCATTTTGCCGCTGGGCGAAGAGGATTACAAGGCGTTCCGCGACAAGGCAGGCTTCCTCCCGAAGACTCTGCCCAATGCGCCGATCCAGCGTCCCGTAGGGAATGAGGCGCGCGCGTCGGCTGTTACGGGCGTAACGGAGCAGGCGCAACCTGTGCAGGCGGTGTCGGAATTGATGCGTGAGATCCAGCGCGGTAATGACCTGCTGGCAAAGGAGCGACATGGCTCAACCTAAGCGTTTCGTTTTGATCCAACGGGCGTTGATCCTGGCGAAGAAAACGGCGCTGTCGATGAAGGTGATCCCTGACGGCGCCGACAAACCGTTACCCCCGCCTGCGACCTCTGTGGAGTTTGACCCCGCCGACGATGCAGAGGTGAAGCTGTGGAACCGCCTCATGCCAAAATATCGCGGTTTGTTGAATGCCAGGGTGCGGAACAAGCAGAGGTATGACTAATGCAATGGATCTGGGACGATATCAAGAAATTTTTTGTCAACGTCGCCAGCTCGATCTCTGAGGCTTTGGGGCTGGGCGCGCTGGTGGACCTGCGCGATGAGTTTACCGATAAAGCGATGGGCGAAAGCGACAAACTGATCACCAGCTTGATGGTGGATGGTGATCTGAGCGTGCAGCAATGGGTCGGCGATATGCGCGACCTGCTGAAGAATACGTATCGTGCCATGTATGAGCTGGCAATCGGCGGGCGTGAGAACATGACCGCCGCGGATTATGGACGCCTGGGCGGGATCTTGCAGGAGCAATACCGTTATCTGGATGGTTTCGCTGCCGACCTTGCTGCTGGAAAGCTCTCGCCATTGCAAGCCCAGTATCGCGCGCGGATGTACATCGAGAGTGCGACACAGGCTTTCGAGCGGGCGCTGGCGGCTGGATATGGTATTGCGTTGCCGCAATACCCTGGTGATGGCAGCACGCAGTGTTTGACGAACTGCCGATGCCATTGGGACATCCGTGAGCGGGATGATGAATATGCATGCTACTGGACTCTGGGACAGGCTGAGCATTGCCCCGATTGTCTGGGAGCTGCTCAACTGTATAAGCCGTATGTTGTGACGAAAGGAATTTAGCGATGAGTTTGATTATCACCCCTCCCCCGCCTGCGCCGACCGATGTTTCGCGACGTGCCTTGAGCATTGCGCGAATGATCGACCGCCTCGAGCCTGGTAAATATACAATTACGGTGATCAAGACCGACGGTGAGAGCGACCGCTGGCAGGTGGAGATTGCCCAGCCTGTGACGATCTATAAGAAGGACCTGAGCGGGTCGGCGGCGACAGCTATGCCGACGAATGATACGACTGCGGCTTAGCGGCATGTGAGAGAGACCACTGGCGGATAAGATGCCTGTGGAGAGTCTTATTGGTCTGTAGACTGGTAAGGATAGTTAGCCCGCTCTGGGCTTGGAAAGGTATATTACACAATGAGTACATGCGACCATGAGTATGATTACAATAATTACGTGATTGAATGTCATTTATGTGGCAGTTGTTGGGATATTAGTGACTTTATTGAAATTGCCTCGCGCGTTCCATCCCTTGAAAAAGATAGAGAGGAATGGAAGATTAGGGCGGCAGATTTATCTCAAACTATATCCGAAATGAAAATAGGCATAGAAGGATTGTTTGGGATAATTCGCGAGTGCCTTCCTTATGTACATGATATGGTTGGCATAGCGTCCAGCGCAAGAATATTGGAGCAGGAAATAATCGAATTGCTGCATGGCGATAAGTCCCAAGAGCAAGAAAGCGGGCTAACAAAGCGTGTACCTGACAAATGCCCTCGTTGCCACGGTTTTTGTCATGTGTCTGGTGAAGGTACTGTCGTCATGGTTTGCCCTGCTTGTAATGGCACGGGCATTCGCAGGTAACGCAAACCGTTATCGCAAGGAGAAAACAAGTCATGTTGCTAAAAGTTTACGAACTTATCAATAAGTTGCAGTCTGAAATTGGCGATGACGCAGAAGTTAGATTATCTGTCAACGATGACTGTTTAGAAATTCGCGTTGATTGGTGGAAACAGGATTTTCATGTTATACGCCAGTATAGAGAACTTCAATTAGGAATGATGTTTGATGAAAGTAAAGAACTCAGTTCCTTTTTGGTCTGGTGTAAAAAAGAATATGCGCAAGCCTATACCATGACCACAAAATGACATATTGATAATGGGGGTATCCCTCCCCTATACTGATTGACAACGGAGGCACTCCTTGCTGAGGCTGGAGGCAGGCCCCGAACAATATATTCAACCTCGTGAAAACTGGTTGCACATTCTTTGTGCAGCCAGTTTTTTGTTTCAGGAGAATTGATGACCGTAACAACCGCTTTTATTTTTACAGACTTGCGTGAATTTTCAGGACCTGGCTTGAAGCCGATCGACGGTCTTTCTGCCGGTAAATTCACATCGATGTGGGGCGACGTGGTCGAGTTCAAACCCGAAGATCTGGAGATCTATGCGGCCAACACCAGGCGAGTGATCGCCAGCACGAAGACCGAAAGCGGCGAGATCGTGGGATTGCCCATTGATATGGACATGCACGACCACCGCGGCGGTGCAGGCTGGATCAAAGACGTGATCGTGGATATGGAGCGGAAGATCCTGCGCTTCATGGTGGAGTTTACCGAAGACGGCGCGGACGTGATCCGCAGAAACATTCGCCGCTTTTTCTCGCCCTCGACTGACCCAGAAAATCAAACGGTATTAGGCGGGTCGCTGACCAATTGGCCGGCAACCCGTGATGCAAAGTCGGGACGCATTTTGCTGCGCCCGATCGAACTTTCCAAATTTATGAAGGAGATCGATATGCCACAGACCCTCGAAGAACTGGAAGCGGGACAGGTTGCACTGACCACCTCCGTTGATGAGATCAAGACTATTCTCAGCGGACTGAGCACCAAGCTGACCGAGCTTTCCACAGGAAACCAGCCACCCGCCTCAAGCGGTTTGCCTGATCCTGACCGTATCAACCCGGAACTGCTCGAATTGCTTGGCAATGGTGCAGGACTGGAAGAACTTGGCGCGAAAGCTGCCGAGATTGCACAGGATGCTGTGAAGGCAGAACGCCGCAAGCATGCTCTTGTCGAATTTGCTGCACGGATTGCAGGCGGCACCAAGGCCAAACCGTTTGGTCTCAAGGTTCGCCCTGCCGACCTGGTCGCGCTGCTGGTGTCGCTGCCCGAGAAACAGGGCAATGCGGTGATGAAGATCCTCGAGCAATCGCTGGATGCCGCGATCGACTTTGCCCAGCACGGTATTGATGGCGACGGGTTCCTGAACAAACCCGAATTGCCCGAACCTTATCGCAAGTACGCCCGCGAGTTTTGCGCCATCGATGGCAACACCATTGAAGGTTTCTTTACCGCCAATCCCGAAGTCGGTCCGATTGACAACTTCAATCTGGCTGAGTTCGCAAAGAAGGAGAAATAAGCCATGACCGCAATTTCTGCAGCTGCCAACCTGCGAATTCTTGGCGAAAAGTTCACCCATCGCTTTTTGATGGACACCTCAGCGGCGCAGACGATCTATCGCGGTAAGGCGATGATCCTCGATGCTAATGTTGACACCGTGAATGTCGTCGATGCCGACGGCGTGACCTGTGTTGATGGCGATGTCTTCATGGGCATTGCGGCTGAAAACAAAGCGGTCGGCTCGGGTGATGCCGAAACGACCGAGATCGAATGCCTGGTATGGCCGACCATCGTCGGTTTCAAATCCTCGGTGTTGACCAAAGCCGACAGCGGCAAGCCTGTTTACATGTCCGATAGTGGGACATTGACCGCTTCCAATGGCGCGTATCCCCGCATCGGCAAATTGTTCGATGTGCTTGACGGGTATTGTTTCGTTGCTCTCGAAAGCCCGTATGTTCTCGATGTTCCGTAGAAAAGGAGATGAGTAAATGATTTCAGGCGAAGTACCCGGCCATCTGCTTGTAGGAGCACGTACTGGCTTCCTCGCAACCGCACAGCCCAACGTGCCAATTGTCACCCCCATCGCGCAAACCATCCAGATGGGATCCAAATCGATCGACATTGTTGATATCGGCGGCGCGCCGATGCCGACCCCCAACCGCGGTCGCGCACAGCTTCAGCAAATGATCGAAAAGAAACTGACCGTCACCCCGCTTGATTGGGATATCACCGTTGATATCTCCTACAACGCGGTGAAGGACGATCAGACTGGCGAACTTGAACGCAAGGTGCGCAGCGCAGGCGAAAATTTCCGCCTCGACATGGCCCAGAAGGCGTTCAAGGCCCTCAATGACGGCGATGCGACCACGAACTTTGGCGCTGGCTATGACGGCCTCGCCATGTTCAGCAACAGCCACGTGGATAAAGGCGCCGCCTACACCACATTGCAGGACAACCTGGACAGCCTCTCCCTGAGCCTGACCAACTTCGAGACCGTCCGCGTGAAGGCGATGAAGACCCGTGATGATCAGGGCAACTTCTGCGATTACAACTACGACCTTTTGGTTGTGTCGCCTGAAGACGAGCGCGCTGCGGCCCAGATCTCTGAAAACCGCGAAGACGCGACCACCGCCAACCGCGCGACCAACCCGTATGCGGGCAAGCTCCGCTATGTGGTTTCGACCCAGTTCGACTCGGGTGCGTGGGTGCTGGTGGCTTCCAACCAGTCGATCAAGCCTGTTTTGATCGCGGTGCGCGAATTGCCCAACCTGCAAGCGGCATGGTTCGACCCGAACACTGCCGACGGCGGAACGTACTACTTCAAGTTTTACGCCCGCTACAACCACTTCTATGGCGATTGGCGCCTTGCCTATATGGGCAAATCCTAAGCCAAAAGTAAAGACCAATTAGTAATAAAAGCGGGAGGGTAGAGAATTCTCCCTCCCGCTTTTTGGAGAAAAACCTTATGGCAATTACGAATGTAGACGAACTCGACATTGAAGATCATGACGGTTCATCCAAAGGCTTGAAGCTGGGCGGCACACTGGTGACTGCCAATGCTGCGGAAATTAACCAGCAACTGGACAAGGACACCCTGCAGAACCTGGTTGCCGACGGCGCGATCACCGTCAAGAACGGTGTGGTGAAGATCGCAAAGACCGTTGCGGGTGTGGTCGCTGCAACTCTGGCCAACCCGACCGCTGGCACCGACGATTTCAAGAAACTTTTGATCGTTTCCAACCAGGCGCAGGCCAACACCGTGACCGTCACGGGTGGTTTGGGTAACGGCGGCACTGGCGAAGATGTAATCACCTTCAGCGGCGTCGTTGGGGACTGCGTTGAATTGACCGCATACGGCGGCTATTGGTACGTGACTGGTGGACATCAGTTCACAATCGCGTAATTCGGATCAATCTGATGGGCGGGATGACCTCACCATCCCGCCCATCTCATCATTAGGAGAGTGAGTTATGGCAAAGAAAAAGAATATCCAATCTCAGAACGAACCCATTGAAACAATTCCGCAGGTCGTTGCGCTGGCTGGCGCTGAGCCGACTGCGGCTGAAGCAGAAGGCATTGCATCACGTCTTGGCAAAGGACTCTGGGGCATTGTCGGCAATAAGACGCGTTACAGCACCATCAACCAATTCGGCGGGCTGGAATATGTGCGTTACGAATATCGACGCATCCCTGAGGAGTTTCGCGCTGAGGCGTTGAAAAACACTTTTCTGGATGTGATCGAGATCGCGTCTGACCCTGTCGGCGTGGAAGATGCCATTGTGGCTGAACCTGCCGAGGTTAAGTTCGAAGCGCAGCTCGAAGATGGCGACCCTGTGCCGACCGACGAATTCCCAGAAGGCTAGGTGACTCATGAATATCGTGGGTCCGTATAACTCAGGAGTTGCGGCTGGCAGCGCAGGAAGCGCGACGGCCAACACAGATTACTCCACCAAAGTCAGCGGCATTGTGAAGGCGGTGTACATCGATTACAAGGGCACCTCCCCACCCGCTACAACGGATGTGACGATCCGCACCAAGGGAACCAACCCTGCTGCACCATCCCAGACCATCCTCAAGGCTGAGAATATCAACACCGATGGCTGGTTTTACCCGCGTGCGCAGGTCCACTTGAACACCACAGGCGCTGCAATATCTGCGGTGTACAACGATGGCATGCCCATCAATGACAGCCTGAACATTCTGATCGCCCAAGCCGACCCCGACAATAATGTCGATGTTTGGTTGATGGTGGAGTAAGCGCATGGCTGTATCTGCGCGTTCGTATGGATCTGCCTCGGGCGTGGCTGGCTATGTCGGCGTGTACACCGTGAGCGGCGCATTCTCGACCGCAACCGTGCCGACGCTTGCCAACGTGGAAGCCTGGATCGATCAGGTTTCTGCATTGCTAAACACGGCACTGGCGCAGCGCGGTTTTACTGTGCCGCTGACCCAAGCCGACGCAGTATTGGCGGCGAAAAGCCTGGTGGAACAACTGGTGAGCGACCTGGCACAAGCCGCGAATTCGAGCGGCCGCTTTTTCTCTGAAGGCTTCCTTGCGAAAGGCGTCTCCAATTGGGCTGTGATCCGCAGTGATATCAGCAATTGGGTAGAGACCTACGCATCTGGCTTCGAGGAATTGGGTGTGGCACGCGGTGCGCCCAGTGCGACCGATATCGGTTTTCGTGACACGGACAACAGCGGCGCGCCGACCAACCCGATCTTCCAGCGCAAGGCACACGGGAACGAATTTACGAATTGGGATGAGTAGATCATGCAGATCTCTCTTTCGTTTCGGAATGCGGAACTTACGCGGATGGGCCTGCAAAACCTTAGTGCAGAGATCCCCAAAATTCCCAAAAAGCCGATCTATGACACGTCGATGGCGATCGTCAAACGCCAGAAGGAATATCCAAGCCGCGCATCCGATTACCAGCGCACTTACCGTTTCCGCTCGAACTGGACGATCACACCCTACGAACTTGGGTATCGGATTGCCAACAGAACCCCGTATGGTTTTCGCGTGGTCGGCGATGCGTTTGGACAACGCCAGGCATGGATGCATGTAGGTATCTGGACACCTTTCCGCGATGTTGCGAACGAAGAGGTTGCCAAATTACCTGAGGCTGTGCAAAAGGAATTGAGCCTGGCTGTGCGAAGGAACAAACTTGCATGACGACAAAAGCGTTATTAGATGCATTGGAAACCTTGATCTTCACGACCAAGAACCCTTCCAATGCGAATTACTTCACCAATACCAGCGACATCAAGGCGGTGGATATTGGTAATTACCAGATGCTGGATAAAGGCGTAAATCACGCGGCGGTGCTGCTGCCTGGTCGGTTTAGCGGGCAGGATGGATCGTATGAAGAGGTGCGCGAGGAAGACCTGCTGCTTGACATCTTCCAACGGTACAACGCCGACGCGGGGACGAACTGGGATAACTTCACGGTCTTTCGGGATGCGGTGCGTGACAAGATCAAATCGTACCCGACCCTGAACGGTGTGACTGGTGTAAGCCGTGTGTTGGTGAATGCCGACGAAGACCCTGAGCCGATCGTAAAAGGCAAGAACCCTGAAGCTGGCCCTGTTTTTATCGTGCAGCGTTTGCGCGTGACGATCACCCAGCGCGTGGCGATGACGGCTGGCGAGTACGCATAGAGGACTGATGACGAATACACCTGCATTGATCTACATCGGGAAGGGCGCTTTTCAGGCCCCCTACCCTGCCCGAGACCTGACCGCTGACGAAGTTTCCAAATTCGGTGAGCAGGCTCTACTTGATACCAAGCTGTATCAAAAACCCAAGTCGGCAATAAAGCCGAACACAAAATCCCAATCTGCCAAAACAGATTGGGATAAGGAGACATAACCCATGACGACATCTGGAATCAAAACCCTGCGAAAGGTCCAACTTGGGCGTGAGGGCACCGCCGGCACCGCTGTTGCTGCCTCGACCATCTGGCGCGGACCTGCCATCATGCCCGTGGATGAACAAACCAAAGTGATGCCTGAGGAGAATATCGGTTTCTCCTCCCCTGTGACGCGCCAATATACGCCCAAGAAATTGGCAAGCATGGCTTTCCCTGCGACACCTGCCACCTTCCAACAGATCCAACATTTCATGGAAGCGGGCGTGAAGACTGTTGCACCCGCTGCTGATGGCGTGGGCAGCGGCTACGTGAGCGACTATCCCCTGCCGACTGGCGATGTGAACAGCACGAAAACATATACCATCGAAGGCGGCGATAACAAGGTCGCTGAGGAGATGGAGTATGCCTTTTTGGTGGACTTCGAGTTGAGCGGCAAGAAGAACGAGTCGTGGATGCTTTCTGGTAACTGGCAGGGCCGACAGAGCACGGTTTCCTCTTTCACTGGCGCGCTGAGCATTCCTGCTGTATCGGAGATGCTTTTCAACAAATCGAAGATCTACATCGACAACGTCGGCGGAACGATCGGCACTACCCAGATCGCCAATTCATGGATCGAGGCCAAACTGAAAGTGACCACTGGATTGAAAGCGCAGTTCAGCGGTGATGGCAATCTGTTTTTCTCCTTCATGGATTTTGTAGGCGCCAAGGCGACGCTTGAACTTTCGTTCCTGCACAATGCCGCTGTTGCTGCCGAGCGCGTGTTATGGCGCAGTGATACCCCGCGACAGATCCGCATGCTGATCGAAGGCAATGCGCTGGCTTCTGCCGGCACGTTTAGCAAGGAAACCTTCCGCATCGATGCTGCTGGACTCTACTCATCGTTTGGACCTCCGAACGATGAGGACGAAGGTTCGAATGTCAACAAGGTGGTCTTCGAGTGCGCGTATGACGCGACCGCGGCGCTGTTCGTGGAATTCCTGCTGGTGAATGAGCTGTCGGCGGTGCCCTAATGCCGACCGTACTCATCACTGTAGAGAAGTATGGGGTAGCGCTTTCGTTGTGTGACTTTTCGCAACTGCAATTCGAGAAGTACCAGGAAGAGACGATCAAGGCGGCTAAGGCTGCTTATATCTCTTTTTCGCCTGACACGGGTGTGTCGGCAACGGCGATGGTGCGCGGTGAGACGGTCCGCAGCGCAATTCGCAACAAGATCGTTGCGAATTTTGAGGTTGCCGACGTGGACGGGTTGAAGCCCTACCTGGTGGAGTGGATGGCGGACGAGATCCGCAAGCATGTTACGCAGGTAACGACGGCACCTGCCGACCCAAACTAATTCGGGCGGTGGCGAATTATCTCTACGGACTTCCGCGAAATGCCCCGCCACCGCCTCCGATCGCTCTGCAGCTTGGTTTGGACTGGCAGGAATACAAGACCCCGCCCTGTGCT